GAAAACGACGATCGCCTGCCCATCTTCCTTGACCACAATGTAATCAAGCAGTCCGCCCCATAACTCCTCATCAAACGCAACCTGCTCCCCGTTGATACCACATACCACTTGAATCATGCCCTCTAGGATATTTCTCTTACTCTCCCTCTCGGCAATTCGCTCGTCCAACCTCGCCAGATGCCCCTGCTTTTCCACATAGAGTCTACGAATCTCATTTTCCTGTTTCAGATACGCTGTCTGATTCTGTGCCACCCGTGCATTCTCGTGAATCAGCATTTCGAGCCGTTCTGCCAAACTGCGAAGTTCCTGCTCTACCATACTGCGCTCCTCTATCAGCTCCTCCATCTGACAAACGCTGTCAATCAGAGATCGCAGTTCTGCGATCACGTTCTCTTTGACTTCCACCAAAGAGTTCAGCGCCTTGACGAAAATTCGCTTGATCTCCTCCTCTGTCAGATGCCTTGTACTGCACGGCTTGCCCTTGTGGGCATATTTCTTGTTGCAGCGATAGATGACTCTGCGGTATTTGTCGGTCGAGTGCCAGACCTTCGCACCGTAGTAACCGCCGCAGCAGCCGCATTTTATCTTGTTCGCGAAGATGCTTACGCCACTGTGCTTACCGTTCTGTTCTCTATGCTTTATCTCCGCTTGCACAAAGTCGAACAAATCTGGCGGGATAATCGCCTCGTGATGTTCCTCCACATAGTACTGCGGAATCTCTCCCATGTTTCTGCGTCGCGTCTTATCGAGAAAGTCCGCCGTATACTCTTTCTGAATCAGTGCATCACCGCGATACTTCTCATTCGTGAGGATGGAGCGCACCGTGGAAATGTACCACTTATCCTTTCCCGACGGGGATTTGATGCCCCGTTTCTCTAGTTCCTTGGTAATCGCGTAGAAGGATCGCCCGCCAACGAATAGCTTGTAGATGAGCCTTACGATTTTCGCCTGTTCTTCGTTGATTTGGAAATCCTTGTCATAGCCGAGAAAGGCGCTGTAGCCCACACTGGTCTTTCCCTCCGCGAACTGCTTGCGCTTTCCCCATGTGGTGTTCTCCGAGATGCTGCGGCTCTCCTCCTGAGCCAGGCTGGACATAATCGTTATAAGGAGTTCTCCGCGCGTGTCGAACGTCCAAATGTTCTCTTTTTCAAAATAGATCTCTACGCCGTTTTCCTTCAGTTTGCGGACGTTCTGGAGAGAATCCACTGTGTTTCTCGCGAAACGGCTGACCGACTTTGTGATGATGAGGTCAATCTTGCCGGCAAGGGCATCCTCGATCATCTGGTTGAAGCCATCGCGTTTCTTAGTGTTCGTGCCGCTTATCCCTTCGTCCGAATACATGCCGACGAAATCCCAGTCTGCACGGCTCTCGATGTAGTTCTTGTAATGCGCCATCTGCATTTCATAACTGGAAGCCTGTTCTTCATGATCGGTCGAAACTCTGGCATACCCTGCCGTTCTGCGCCGCCTTGGTTCTGCCGTAACCTCAGAGCGAAAGATTTTAGGGCTTGCTGGGATGACTCTCACTGTCTTTGCCATCGGTATGCGCCTCCTTCTTTGAGTTGAAATATGACTTCATCGTCGGATATGACAATCTGCTCGACATTCTGCACAATCTGTCCCTCATAGCCATCGCCGAACAAGGATTCTACTGCTTCCTTTAGTTCGGATTCGGTCAATCTCTTCAGTCGACATTTCGTGCGCGGCTGACTGCAAGCCCACACTTTTGCTCCCTTTGTCCAAGTATCGCGCTCACACTTGCTGCCGCAGGAGGCGCAGTACACTTTGTTGGTGAAGGGATGCTGCCGCGCTGCCCGTTGTAGATGCGGGCAGTCTTTTTTATACGTCTGTTCACAAGATGGAAGTCGATCCGGTCACCGTGAATGACGATCTTTAACACCTTACGCCTGAGTTCTGCAACATCGAAATCATCCTTCTCCATGACGGTTCTGACCGCAGCAACAAGCTCCTCTTCCTTGATTGGACGGCTGTCACAGGATTCTCTGCCCTTCCGCTCCCTTGTGTTGCATCCCCATCGCCTGTACTTCCCGGCGGTTCTTCTGCTGAAGCCGCCGCCGCAGCATCCGCATTTCACCATTCCCGAGAATGGCATCAGCACAGGATTCCGATTGGCCGCCCCTTCGGCTCTCCGTTTCCGTATCTCCTGCGCCTTGTCGAAATCTACCTTTGACACGAGTTGCTCGAACATCCCCTCCACCAGATACATGGGAAGTTCCCCTTTATTCCGCTTGCGGATATGTCCCTCGCTGATGTAGTTCTTCTGCAACGCCATCGTGCCCGTGTAGGAGCAATTTGAGAGGATGTCCTTTACCGTGGTCTGCTCGATGGGTCTCCCCTGCCGTCCTGTGATTCCGCGCCCCGCAAGTGTCTTGGCGATAGCGTAGGCAGATTCTCCGGCAAGGTATCTACGGAATATCTCCTTGACGATCTCGCCCTCTGCTTGGATAATGCGGAACATCTCTCCATCCCATGTGTAGCCGTACGGTGCTTTATGCCCATTCGGAATCCCCTCGGCAAAGCGTCTCCGCACGCCCCATCGGATATTGTCGCCGATGCTTCTGCTCTCCTCTTGGGCAAAGGATGCGAGCAGCGTCAAGAGCAGCTCTCCGTCCTCGGATGTGGAATCAATGTTCTCACGCTCGAAGTGGACGGCGATCCCCTTCTCTTTCAACTGTCGGACGGTATGAAGGCAATCTACGGTATCTCTGGCAAAACGGCTGATGCTTTTGACAAGCACCAAATCGATCTTCCCGGCGTTGCAGTCCGCGATCAGCCGCTTGAACTCCGTCCGATGTGCGGTACTTGTGCCTGTGATTCCTTCGTCTGCGTACACGCCGGCGTATTCCCATGTGGGATTCTTTTGGATGAGACTGCTGTAGTAACTGACCTGTGCCGCTAGAGAGTGGTGGAGCGTATCCACAGAAACGCGGGCGTAGGCAGCCACACGCAGCTTTTTCTGCAATATAGGGCTTGGTTGAACCCGTCGTATCTTCATGGTGCTCCCTCCTTTCCACTCCCATATTCCCGTACTATCCGCACGATAGCAAGCCAATATCTGAAAATAGAAGCCCGATGACGGGTCGATATTTCTCGCGCATTTTTGCCTCGAAAGCCGTATATTCGTCCTCCGACAAAAGCCCGTTTTGCAACATTTCCCATCAAGCCCTCACAACCAGTTCTTTTCATTATGCATCACATCTACTATTTGATTTTCAATCTTGTATCATACACATCAATCCATCGATTCAAAAACCATGAATTTACATATGAATTCTATCTGTACTTAAGTAGTTTTATGCTATACTAAGAAAGAAAATCATTGACACCCAGGAGGAATATTCATGAATTGGTCAAAAATTATCACTCGTTCCCTGATAATGAATATACAGAGTGAAAATTTCTTCAAACCTTTCAATGACAAGTTCGACTACAAAAAGATTCAGATCTACGCTAGAGAAACAAGCGTTCCTCTTTCAACAGAGGATAAGCATTTGCTTATCCTACTTCCTCATTTTCATCAATACTACAAGACTTACTATGCGTACTTAAAAAAATTACAAGGAAAATACAAATTTACCTCATCTACTTTGAATCAATATTTATTAGCCTTGGCTAATCGCGAGTTCATAACCTTCTTTAAAATCCTGTCGCACCATTTGGAGAGAAAAACCCATGTGTATTTGCAGGATCTTAGAAATATCCCTATAGACTCAGTATTTGGCAATAAGCTCCTTGGCGTAGCAGCTTTAGAAACCACTATTGACGACATTGATTGCATTATGAGCTTTTACAGATACTTCCCTCAGGAGGAAGTATCTGGTCTAGAATTTGACTCTGCCCAAATTAAGGAAGTATATGCCTTAACTAGCCATTACATAGTCATCAAAGAAATTTTTGATAAAATAATTTGGGAGAATGCCTATCTGAAACCTTCCGACGAAATTAAAGGTCAGTATCAGATCCTTTATCAAGAAGATTATCCCATCAAAAAATGTATAGGCTTGCTACGAACCAGACGCTTTATAGAGGAAGAGCCTATAGGTGCGCCAGAGATAATGAAAATGGCACGATTTGTGTATCAAGAAAAAAGCAGAAGCAAGGAAAAACAGAATAAGACATATCGGATTGTTGATGTAAAGAATGGGGAAATTATTCTTAAGCAAGGCTCATTTCCCCACCCCATTAGCCAGGAAATGATTGATGAAATGGGCGGACGGTTCTATGCTATGCAGGCAAACCTATTTTTTGCTCATTATGATAAGCCCATTGATCGCTTATACAGAATGAACATCTATGGGGCGGCTATGTTATTTGCTAGGCTACAAGCTCTGACCGAGAGCTTGCTAAAATACTATCCTCAGAATGGAGCTATCCCAAATGATCAGCTTCATCACCTAGCAGAATACGGATATAGGATAAAGGAAAACGCCTTGATAGATTACCTAACGGGAACAACGCGGTTTCAGAAACGTCAAATAAAGCGTTTTCTGGAATTGATAGTCAATCAGAAATCGGAAAAAGATGTCTATGGACGTTTCAACTCTTGGCAAAAAATGTTCATTTATCTTGACGGATATTATTATTTTGCGGTATTTCCCCTCCAATGTTGCAATATATGCCAATTGACAGAAGGATGGCTAGAAGATTGCGGTCTCCCACTATCTGGTCGTGGTCATGAATTTGAGCGACATTGCAAAGAACGCCTGAGGAAGGGGAGTGGAGGCGTGCTGGCAGGTGCACTTATTGATGAAAGAACGAAATATGAAGTCGAAGGAGGAGTACAGGAAATAGATTTGGTGTTGGTGCTGAAAGATTACATTGTGGTGGGAGAACTGAAGGCACTGTCCTATCCTATGAGCAGCATTGGTTGGCACAATGCTTTCAAGGAATTACATAAAGGGATAAAACAGGCTGAAATAAAAAGTCGCTTCATTGCTGAGCATCGTCACGAGTTGCTGAAAATATATCCTATGGTTGAGCAAAAGGAGATAATCCCCGTTGTCATAACAAACTATCCGCTATACGCTGGTTTCAACACTAAGGAAATTCCTGTAGTAGACATAAATCTGTTTTATAATATCCTTACCAATTCTCCCATGTGTCTGAAGGTTATCGAAGGTGAACAGGTGAAAACGGTAAAAGAAACAAAATTTTATGAGAATGAACTCGATTTTACCGCACGGTTCAAGTCTCTCCTCTTTTCTCCCTCTCCCCTTGAGAATCTGCGCAGAAACATAAGATATAAGGAAGAACCCATTTCACTTTTCAGTGATCATAAGATTTCTTTCCTTGAGCGACATTACTATGTAGAGCAGAATATCAAGGAGCAAGCTAATATGTAAAAGTTGCTCTCATGACAAAGAATAGTATAATGCCGCTCCGACAAAAACCGATCACCCGTAAATGATTAATTTTCCACTCCCATGGTCCCGTACTATCCGCACGATAGCAAGTCAATATCTGAAAATAGAAGCCCTATGACGGGGCGATATTTCTCGCGCATTTTCGCTTCAAACGCAAGATACTCGTCCTCTGACAAAAGTCCGCTCTGAAGCATTTTCCATGAAGTGCGCATTACCACCTGATACGTCATTTCCCGAAGCCCTTCTTCCTTGCTCATCTCAACATCTCCCTTCATGGAACAACGGACAAAACCGGCTCTTGTGGTCACCCAAAAAGTAAAAAAATAACCCGACGATCATTCGCCGGGCGTTGAGGTTGTTATGTATCCTACTGATTTTTAAGGCTGTACATCATGTCCTGCAATTTCTGCGGAACGGGAAGCCCCATCCGTGCTGCGTTCTCGATGATCGAGATTCCTTCGTTCGAGATGTAGAAGAAGATCACGGCAGAGCGTAGGACGCAGCCGCTGCCGATGATGTGGGTATCGAGGACATTCGCCACGCCCACAAGGGTGAAGATGCAGACCTTCTTGCAGATTCCCTTGAAGCCGATCGCACTCGACAGTTTCTTTTCCACAATCGCACGGAGAACACCTGTAATGTAATCCGTTGCCACAAACACAACGAGGGCATAGAGCAGATCGTCAAAGCTGCCGAGGAACTCTCCGACCACGATGCCGATGCCCGCCGCATAGAGACGTATCGTCAAAATCTGATCCATATCAAATACCTCCTGCCTTTTTCCATTTATTGAGATTGCTCATCCTGCGCAGACGGTAGTTGTAGCATCCGCGCATTAGTTCTGTAAACTGACCGTCTTTCCATAAATATAATGGCGATCCCGTGCTGACCAGATATTTCCCCTGTCCGAGAGGGCAGAGACTTGTACGGGCAGTCGGATTCGTTTCCAGTTCCATGAGCAGCTCATCCTTTGCACTGTAAATCTTTGAAATGTACTTTTTCCCAGAGATAAGATAGTCAAGATTTGCAGGAAAGCGCATATACATGCCGTCATGGAGAGGATAGCGGATGCTGTAATCCGGTGCGCTCCATCTGCTTTCCGAAGTATAGGTTTCCCCTGTAACAGAGTCTCTTGACGTTGTTTTGGTTTTCTCCATCCAAGGCTCAAGATTGCTGCCATCGAAGAACACATAACGGTCTGTGCTGACATGACTTCCGCCTCCCCCATGCTCTGATGTTGCGTGCCATATCATCACTTTGAAGTTCCCAGCTTTATCCACCCGCCCGCCTTCTGTTTGACAGCTATAGAGGTCAGTAGGACCGGATACGGCGGGAGCACCAAACATCTGCACAAGATCGTATGCGGCGATGATCTCGCCGTTGCATTTAACAGCGAGGATACTGTCACGCTGATCTACCCCAGTGAGGGGGAATACGAGGACATTCACAGTTTCGAGAGTATAGAGATTTCCCCGCTCATCCATTTCAGCATCGAGCATTCCATAGCCTGAGACATACGCGAAGTGGCGGCTGCTGTTGACCATCCATATATCCTCTTTGGAAAAGCCGAGCGGATGAATTTTTCCTTTTGCGTAGTACGAATGGAGCATCTGGTTTTTTTGATCCTTCCACTTTATTTGGAGGAGCGGTATGCCGGAAAGGACATTCGTTGGAATGTAGCTGCTGCCGCCCTCGGATTCATGCCCGTAGACGCAACGACCGTCCGTCCAGATCCACTCTCCCTCACGAACCGTTCGATTCCCTATGCAGGTAAGCCATACGCCATCCGCAAGCACCCGATTCCCGCTCACAGCTTTCACTATCGCCCTGTGCATCGTCTCACGCTCCCACGATAACGGCAGTGCCGCCCTTTGAAATCTGTACCCACACCAAACTGCCCTCTGACGTATTGCAGTCCACTGCCGCACGAAATGGATAGGATCGCTCGCCGATATGAACACGTCCATTCTGAATCCTTCCGCGCTGTGCGCGAGATTCCTGAGTACTTCCTTTTCTCAGTCCTGCTCGGATTGCCGCCGCTAGTCCAAGAACGCCGTTCATCCGTACCACCTCACCATCTTGATTGTTTGCCGCAAAAGACGCGGCGTAAGCTCTACCGTATTGGACTGCAAGAAGTATTCGTGTCCCTCGAAGCGGATGCGCTCGGTGAAATCGACGATGTGGTCAATGTCGGGAACGCCGCTACGAATCCGTGCGCGAATCTCCACCGTAACAGTCTCCTGCGTCTTGCGGTTGAGCCATTCGATTTCTCTCGTCAGCATTCGCAGATAATCTGCACCCACAACGGGAAACTCGGTGTCGATGAGGGAAGAATACGGAAGCTCATCATCGCTCGCGTAACTTGCACCAAGGCTGAGATTCGACTGCTCGACGGTGAACTGACTCGCCTTGCCGCCGGGTTTTCCCTGCGAGAGGGAGCTTCCTTCGAGCACGCCATCGACATAAACCGTGGTCGCATACCATCCATAGCCGAGCGGCGCATGGTAGGTAATGCGCTCTGTTCCCTTCTCATTGCTCCAATCCTCCCAGTCATATTCCGTGTGCTTCTTTCCGTCACTGACCGCCTCTGTGGTACGCTCCCACTCCTTGAAGAGGTAGACATCTCGCCCCGTAACGGCGTAGGCGTAATCCGTGCGGCTGGTCGAGCCGTCCACGTTGTGTGTGCGCTTCTCCGCGAGATACTCCCCGTCGTACGTATAGGTACTGTAGCCGTTCTCATTCGTCTCGCGGACGAGAAAGCCGTTGGAGTAAGTACGGCTGATCTCTTTGAAGGAAATCGTGCCGGTGAAAGGAATGGGAGATGTTTCCTCCTCGTTGTGCGCTCCACTTTCATGATTGTTGTTCGCACTGTGCCAGATAGAGCGCACGAGTTTCCGCTCGATGGTCGGCTGTGCGTGCGGCCAGTGCGTGATGTCAATGACAGACTCCTCCATGCCGCGCTG